CATAGGTATACTACTTAAGATTCATAAGATATTAGCAGGTAAAAATACTAAAATAGTTCTATACACATATGACTCATTTCTACTTGATTGGGATGAAGATGAAGAGCAAGAATTAGAACAGATCAAAAATATATTTAAAGAAATGAAGTTATCAATAAAAATTAATGGAGGGAAGAATTATGACTTTTAAATCAGGTTACGATATGTATGACACGAACATTGCTAATATTAAGGATTTGAATAATAAGTTATTTTGCACATTCACAAGTGGTGAGGAATTAGATGAGTTGGTAAGTGAATTATCTGCTGTCTACACCATTATGTACAATAAAATGTTTGTGTTATTTGTAAAAAGCACAAATGAATATGTTGTCACTTACAATGTCGATCAAGGTAATGTAAATTCAATTCCCGAGAACACAATTCTAGTTCATCGTAAAAAAGAAACCAATACACTTTATACTATAAATGCTCTAAATGAACTTATCAAAAAGTTAAATGGAGGAGTAGTTGATATGGCTTATAGAGTAAATTGGCCTCATTATAGAAACAGTATATTATTAACCCAACATAATGAGTTAAAACAATTGAATACAAAGGTATTCAAGATCATTGAATTATAAGGTACGTAACGTTAAAGAAACACTACGATAGAAAGGCATTTTAAAAGCTTGTATTAGCTAGTTTGGCCTATTAAAATAAATGTAGTATATTAAATAGTAACAATTTAAAACCAAATAAAAAATGGACATCAATGCGATTAAACAGAGACTAAGTTCTCTACAGTCATCAGGCGCCAAGAAAGAAAAGGTTGACTATTCCAAGTATTATTGGAAGCCTAAAGCCGAAGGTAAGTATCAAATCCGAGTGGTACCTTCAGTATTAAACAAGAGTAACCCATTCCAAGAAGTGTTCGTACACTACGGGTTCTCAAAATTCCCAATTTATGCTCTAACCAACTGGGGTGAAAAAGATCCAATTGTTGAGTTTGCAAAATCACTTCGTACTACACAAGAAAAAGAAAACTGGCAATTGGCTAAGAAATTAGATCCAAAAATGAGAGTTTTTGCTCCTGTAGTTGTTCGTGGTGAAGAAGAAAAAGGTGTTCGCCTTTGGGAATTCGGAAAAGAAATCTATATGCAATTATTAGGTATTGCTGAGGATGAGGATTATGGAGATTTCACTGACATTAGTGAGGGTCGCGATTTCACAGTTGACGTAGTAACAGGTGATATTGGTGGTCGTCAAGGATTGAAATCATCGATTCGTGTTAAACCTAAAACATCACCACTAGGTTCTGATAAAGAAACTATCAAAATGTGGTTAACTGAACAACCAAATGTTCTTGAGTTACAACGTAAAACTGCGTTTGATGATCTTAAAACTATCTTAGCTAACTTCTTAAACCCAGAAGTTGAAGAAACAGTAGCTGTAGAAGTAGATGAAGATGAGGATCCGATCATTGCTAAAGCACAAGAAGAGCCTAAAACAAACTATAGTTTGAAAGCAGCACCAGTAGCTAAAGTATCTAAAGCAGATAAGTTTGACGCTTTGTTTGATGACGAAGAAGAAAGCGAAGGCGAAGGTTCACCATTCTAAATAAATAAAAACTTATATGGCCAAAAAGAAAGAATCTTTAATGACAGCGGTCTCTGCTGAAATGAAATCTAGTTTTAACCTAGATAAATTTAAAGAGAAAAAACTACTTAACACAACTGTTAAGTTTAAAGAACAGAGATGGATCCCATTCTCTGAAGCATTACAAGATTCAACTTCACTTCCAGGTGCAGCAATAGGACATATTAATCTTTTAAGAGGACACAGTAACACAGGTAAAACAACTGCGTTATTAGAACTAGCAATTAATGCCCAGAAAATGGGCATTTTGCCTGTGTTCATTATTACAGAGATGAAATGGTCTTGGGAACATGCTAAACAAATGGGTTTCCAGGTTGATGATATTGTTGATGAAGCAACAGGTGAAATTATAGACTATAAAGGATTTTTCCTATACACTGATAGAAGTTCGTTAGGAACTATTGAAGATGTAGCAGAGTTTATAGCTGACTTGTTAGATGAACAAAAGAAAGGTAATTTACCTTATGACTTATGTTTCTTTTGGGACTCAATCGGTTCTATACCCTGTAAGATGAGTGTTGAGCAAAATAAAAACAATCCTATGTGGAATGCAGGTGCAGTATCACAACAGTTTGGTAATTTTATTAACCAACGCTTCCCATTATCAAGGAAAGAATCATCACCATACACAAATTCAATGGTAGCAGTTAACAAAATATGGATAGCACCAGCTGAAAATATGTTTGCTCAACCTAAAATGAAAATGAAAAATGGTGAGACAATGTTTTTAGATGCTTCTATTGTACTAACATTTGGTAACATTACTAATAGTGGTACAAGTAAATTAAAAGCGACTAAGGATGGTAAAGAAGTTGAATTTGCAGTTCGTACTAAAGTAGCAGTAGATAAAAATCACGTTACAGGATTACAAACTAAAAATACAGTTGTAGCTACAATTCACGGTTTTATTCAAGATGATAACAAAGATATCACTGACTATAAAAAACAACATGCCCATGAATGGGTACATATTTTAGGTAGTATTGATGGTATTGGTCTCACTGAAGATAAATCGGAATGGGAAGAAAGTAAAGAGAATATTACATTAATTGACGAGGATTAAAATGGATAAAAAAGATTTATTTCGGTTATTAGATGACATTAAATCAGGAGACGATGATGAAGTTACAGGTACATTTTCAAAACATGATAAAGTACTAATTATAGATGGTTTAAATCTATTTTTAAGAAACTTTGCAGTATTGAATTATGTTAACCAAAGCGGAGTCCACGTTGGTGGCTTAGGTGGTTTCTTAAGATCATTAAGTTTTCTAATTAACACAAATAAACCTACATCTGTGTATATTGTATTCGATGGAGTGGGTTCTTCTGTAAATAGGAAGAACTTGCTCCCAGAATACAAATCAGGTAGGAATCAAACCCGAATGACTAATCATGATACGTTTGATGATTTAGATGAAGAACATGAGTCTAAAGTAAATCAAATTTCTCGACTCATTCATTATTTAAGGTGTTTACCCATTAATCTTATTATGCTCGATAAAGTCGAGGCAGATGACATCATAGCGCATTTATCCCGTTATATAGCAACTAAATACGACAGTAAATGTACGATTGTGTCGGCGGATAAAGATTTCTTACAATTAGTAGACGATAACATAACAGTCTACAGTCCTATGGTTAAAGAGTATTACACACCAAAACTAGTAAAAGAAAAATTTGGCCTCCCAGCTCATAATTTTATCTTATATAAGACATTAATGGGTGATAATTCAGATAAAATACCTGGGGTACAGGGACTAGGACCTAAAAAGTTATTTAAATTGTTTCCTGAATTAGCAGAAAGAGAAATGACTTTAGAAGAGGTTTTTGAAATAAGTGAGTCTAAATACAAAGACAATATTATTTATTCCAGGGTGGTTTTTAATAACGAGAGTATTAGGAACAATTATTTGATTATGGATTTAGGTAATCCGTTAGTAGATGAGGGTGAGAAGAGGCATATTGAGAGTATAGTTGAGCAACCAATCGAACGTACTAAAACAGCTGAGTTTATAAAGTTGTATAACGAAGACGGGTTACATCATACAATCAAAAATGTAGAGTATTGGATTAGAGACACATTCAAAGTTTTAAACAGTTTTAAATAAATAAAAGTTATGACGTTAAGTACATTGTCCTCGTATGGAATACACTTCCAGACGAAAGTGATATCTTCCTTATTAACACATAAGGAATTTTTAGTCAACATACATGACATTATAAGCGAAGAGTATTTCGATAACTCAGCTCATAAATGGGTCATAAGCGAGATCTTAAAGTACTATGACAAATACCATACTACACCAAGTATGGAAGTCTTAAAAGTACAAGTAAAGAAAATCGATAATGAAGTTCTACAATTATCAATTAAGGAACAATTAAAAGAAGCATATAAAGCATCAGACGATGATTTAGCTTATGTAGAGGAAGAGTTTTCTAACTTCTGTAAAAACCAACAATTAAAGAAAGCATTATTAACATCAGTAGATTTATTAAATGCTGGTGATTATGATTCAATTAGAAATTTAGTTGATAATGCTTTAAAAGCTGGTGGGGATAAGAATTTAGGATTAGAATATAGTAAAGATGTTGAATCTCGATATAGAGAAGAAGACAGAAACCCAATTCCTACACCTTGGTTTTTGTTTAATGACTTATTACAAGGTGGTTTAGGTGAAGGTGACTTTGGATTGATATTTGGTAATCCGGGAGGAGGTAAATCATGGACATTAATTGCCTTAGGAGCACATGCTGTTAGTTTAGGTTTTAATGTAGTACACTATACTTTAGAGTTAGGTGAAAGTTATGTTGGAAGACGATATGATGCTTGTTTAACAGGAATACCTGTAAATAACATTATGAATTTTAAAGATCAAGTTGAAAAAGAAATACTTGAACTACCAGGTAACTTAGTTATTAAAGAATATTCACCTGGTAAGGCATCTATTTCAACAATAGAATCACATATTCAAAAGTGTATTGATTTAGATTTCAAACCAGATTTGATTATTATTGATTATGTAGATTTACTTCGATCAAAAAGAAACAATCGTGAGCGTAAGGACGAAATTGATGATATTTATCTTAGTACTAAAGGTCTTGCTCGTGAGTTAAAACTTCCTATATGGAGTGTATCTCAAGTTAATAGAGCAGGAGCTAAAGACGACGTTATTGAGGGTGACAA